TAAAAAATACAAAGGCAATTAGAACTCTGTTTAACACTATACTAAATATTATATATGGGGATCAGCTAACTAAAGCATCGGACGCCTCTCCAATTTACGAGCCGTATGATTTGGCAGATCAAGATACTTTACTTATAGCATTTGATAATAAACCCGCCGTTACTGTAATTTTTAGTGCAGGTCAGTTTGCAAATATAAACGCCGCATCGGCACAAGAAGTTGCAGACTCTATTACTACTAGTTTAAGCGCTATGGGATTGGACGGATATGCTGTAGCTCAAAATGATGGCAACGGAAATTATTTGAGAATTTATTCCAATACAATTGGCCCAGCTTCCGCCGTAACCATAATGGGCGGATCTGCTCAGAACGTTTTCTTATTTCCATCGCCATCGCCCGCTGGCGGGAATATGTCAACTCAATACACATTAACAGAGGCAAATGGAGGTTCAATAAGGTTCACTTGGACTGGTGGGGCCAATCCTAATTTAGGCCTTCTTCAGGTAGGAGATTATGTAAACATTTATGGAGGAGGCTTTACTTCATCCTCCAATGTTGGCAGCTTTACTATTGTTGGAATTTTGGGTGGCGCTCAGGATGTTGCTTATTTTGAAGTGATAAATCCACTAGGAACTCCTGGAATAGTAGTTCAAGGATCGGATAATGCAGTTCTATTTTTTAATCCGATACAGCAAAAAGTTACATCACAACAGACATATGCTGCACAATTTCAAGTAAGCCCAAGAGTCGTACAAATATTCATCCCCGCCGTGACAAAGGTAGTCAGGAGAGAGCGTCAAGGATCTGCACATTTAAATGACGACGCCTTTGCAGAGACTTTAGCCGGACAACCTGGTCCATATTTATACAATCCAGCACAACCGTTTACTATTGGAGATATCGCAACTTCTCTTAATCAGAATTTAAATGGAAATGATTCTAAACTTATTCAAGTTACCAATTCAACTACTTTTCCTGATTCACCTGGGTATTTAGTTTTTGGATACGGCACAGCTCAACAAGAAGGCCCAGTTCCTTATATAGCCACACCATCTTCTACTTCTATTTTACTTAGTCCGGCATATACTTTGAAGAATTCCTTTACTTCTGGCACTTCAGTTATTTTGATTGAGAGCAATGCTCCAATTGTAATTCCTACAGACGGTAGTGGCTTCGATTTTTTCCTTACCGGAGATGCTGACGGACGACTGTGGTGCCAGTCATTAATAGAATTGGTTTCCGCTACGGGCCTTTCTGTTATTTTTACTGTTATTTTTCCAGCGGATACGGGCCTGGGAAAAGCAGGTACTCCGTTTTCTGAAATCGAATTCGTTTACAGTCAATAAGGTTTATTTATGCCCCAATATTCTATAAATGCCGCGTCCATCATTATATGGATTAACAATCAGAAATATAATTCTGCTCAATCAATTTCATTTAATGTTGACTATGGCGAGTCGCTTCTCTATGGAATAGATAGTCAATTTGCTCAGGAGATTGTGCCTGGAAAAGTTGCTATAAGCGGAAATATTTCAGGAATTCGTGTAAGAAATAGTGGAGGTATCCAGGCTATATCAGCGAGAAGTCTTATTGTGGATATAATTTCTTCACCATATATAAGTTTACGTATACAAGATAGGGTAACGCAAGAGGATATTTTGTTTATACCAAGATGTAAAGTTACTTCTGAAAGCCACAGTGCCGCTGCGAAGGGCACCTATAAATTGAGTTTCAGTTTTTTAGGAATTTTACCAGAATGGGCTTTGGACAGACAGTCTTAGCATTTTCCGCCACGAGAAATCGCCAATGTCTTTAATTCTTCCAGCCTTTTGATTTTCTGTTCTTTAGTTAAAGCCGCGCCCATTTTTCAACTTCTCTTGCAAACAAATCCAGCTTTCAATCTCACTAATTGATACGGGTCTGTATTTATTGGCCGTTACGCCAATATCGTACTGTTTATTTGTACTTCTGGGTTTTAAATTATGCGGTCCAGAATGTATATGTCCGTGAATGTGATAGTCTACAGTAAAATCTTGGATAGTAAACATTTGATTTTTAAATTCTCCATGCCAACACTCACCTTCTTGGGCGCCTTTCATTCCCAATACATGTTCTCTAAAAATTTCAGGTAGCGGACAATGGCTCATAGACACTCTATGCTTACCAATATAAATCACGGCAGAGTTCAAGACCACATCAAAACCCTTGGAATACATAGAATACGCACCAGAATCATGATTTCCCAAAATAAGCACTTTCGTAGAACCATTTAAGCGCTTCATATAATTTTCCAATTCACTTTGCTTACATAGCCCAACATCTCCTAAAAAGTAGCATACGCCATCTTCAGGCACAGTAGAATTGTAATTATTGGCCAGAACAGTATGCATATGACTAAGATCGTCAAAGGGGCGTTTATCAAAAACCAGAACGCCAGCATGCCCAATATGAAGATCTGACGTGAAAAAGATTTTCTTGCGCTTAGCTTCCACTTAAATCCCATCAGCCAATTTAGAAGAGTATTGATTACATTCTAACATAGCCGCTACACTTTCTTCTTTGATTAGTTTTTGAACTTCTTTTACGTATTTTATATTTCTTGGAACTCCTGGGCGATGACGGCTCTCAGAATAAGACCCACTGTTATAAGCAGCAACCGCCTTACATACGTCTCCACTATATTGATCCAATTGCCATTTTAGGTATTTTGCGGAATACAACGCATTGACTTTTGGATCTTCTAGTTGTTTTCTAGTTCCATGAAAGCCCATTTGGAATGCTGTTTCTAGCTTAACTTGACATGTTCCTATCGAAGGAGTTCCTTTATCATTCTCCACTGTTACGTTGGATAGTCCAGATTCATGTTGGCAGACTGCCAAAAGCAGACTGGATGAGATTCCAACCGTTTTGGCCGCTAAAATAATTGCAGATGTAATATCCATGCTTTTTCTCCTATATTTATTAGAATATCAAAGAAAATGGAGTAAAGCAAGCTAATAATAAGTTATTAGATAAGTATATGAAAATACACTATTTTTTGAGAATACCGCGAACGTCTTTAGAATAACGCTGAAGTTTGGTCCTATGGTTGCAATTTATGCAAGCTCTATAGTAATGTAATTGATCCATTTTGTTAATTAGAATTATCTGGAGGTAGCCTATCTCACAAGAATTACATTGCCATTCTTTTTGGAGCATTTCAAGAGTCTCTCGCTCTCTTTCGGCATGTAGCTGGGCGTCTTCCTGGCGATAGAAATTGTTAACGATTTCGCGGACATTAGCAGAACGGTCTATATCGATGCGAGCGATTTGTTTACGCATTTGAGCTATTAAACGCTTTAACTTGTCGTTTTCATTGGCTAATTTCTGCTCTCTCGTATTGCCGTAGCGATCTTTTCGAGTTTTGCTCACTTTGACCTCTTATCTACTATATCACAGTTAAGATTGTTTTTTACTAAAAAATAGCTTTTTATGATATATAACAAGTAGTTAGACCACATTATGATAACGACAATCTTTAGAGTACACCAAAGGAATCCATAAAATGGCGATTGAGCGGCGTTACAATGCATTAAGTCAACTTCGAGTTGAGACAAGCGATGTTTTATCGATTGAATCGGCAGCCTCGGCGGATTTCGATTCGACAGCCTATACATTTCTATCAGGCACTACGAACACCTACGTTCTTCGTGGCTTCAATATCTTAATGGGATCTGCAATTGGAGGGGCTGCGTCATCTCTCAATATGCAGGTTGACCCAGGAGCCTTGCTTCACAGTCAGGCCAGTCAATCCGGCACGTATTATTTGGTCCCCGTTGGTACGGCGCCTCAAATATTGAACAGCGCAACAAACCCAATTGTAATTGGCGCATTCAGTCCGTCAAGTGTAAATTACGTAGGTATAGATTACGTAAGAGCAGCTGCCGCCTCTACCGATGCCCAAAGTTACTTCTGGGATGTGGCGGCACAAACAGAACTTATTGAGACAGTACCTAAAGCAATTTTGTTGAGTTTTACAATCAACATTTCTAATGTAATTCCCCCTGCAAATATTCTTCCTATTGCTATTGTCATAACCGATAGTGGGAACAATGTACTCTCTGTAGAAGACTGCCGTCCATTATTTTTCCGTCAAGGTCAAGGCGGCTGGACTCCGAATCCATTTTATGCCTACCCATGGCCCCAAGGACAACTTGAAGATCCATTCATTTCCACTTCTAATTCCATCGACCCCTTCTTTGGCGCTGATAAGGCGATCGGCACTTTAAAAGATAAATTGGATGCAATCACCACACAAATTCAGAGTGTCGTTGGCGGAACTTATTGGTATTCCCAAAACATTTTCGGCTCACTCGCTGGCTTAAGAGAAGATCTCGGTAACACAGTAATTACCGGTTCTGGATTTATCGAACATTCCGCTACTGCCGCTGGTCAAATTAACTGGAACCAAAATATCTATATTGATGTAGTAGGCTCTGCTCTTTCTTATGAACTTGTAGCTAACCCTTCTTCTACTGACATTACTCTAGCCAATGATCAATGCGCTTATATCACATTAGTGCGTGGCCAGCTATTCTCCCCCAATTTGATTTTTACTAATGGCAGTCCTGTTGTTACATCTGTAGGCGCAGTTGCATTCACTAGCAATATGCAAGCTGGTGACTATATTAAATTGGCTTCTGATGGCGATTCCAATTATTATGAAATTTTAACCGTTAATTCTCTTACTCAAGTTACCTTAGTAGAAAACTTTACAGGAACTTCTACTGGAGTATCCGGATCTCAATCTACGTATGCGTTTGGATCTTATACTGCATCTCCTACTCCCTCCACTCCACGTAACATTTACATTACCAGTAGAGAATTAGTTCCTGCTGGCGAAGACGTTTTCTGGCTATATCTTCGTGAAGATAACGGCGGTTCAATTCCTCGCGTTTATATTCGATTCCTTAGCACTGAACTTAGTCAAGGTGAATCCGAAGATATTTCAGATCCATTATCATTAGAATTATTACAATATGTTGGCTCTCCACTTGAGTCTGCGTTTGCCCCACAGTACGGCCAAGCTTTAAATCCAGCCGCCGTACCGCAAATTACTAATGTTCAAGTTGGCGCAGAAATTACTATTCCGCAAAGTGCTTATTTCGTATTGTACTCTAGTGGTAATCACCGTTCTTACTACGCTTGGTTTAACGAAAATGGTGGTGGGACAGATCCTGCACCAGTGGGCGTTTCAATTCCTATTCCAGTAGCAATTACGACTGGACAAACTGCCGCACAAGTTGCTACCGCTTTAATGACTCAATTGAATCTAACCGCAAGAGGCGATTTCATTGCTACCATTGAGTCTGGACATACCGATACTGTAGTTATAAAGAATGCTTCTGCTGGCGCAACATATCTGCCAATTAATGGAAGTACTTCTTTTACAATCACAAATGTTCAGACTGGGGTTGGCAATGGTAATGTCGTTATCCAAGATGGACAAAATCTAACTCTAGCTATTGCAGAATTAGATCAAGAATTTTCTCAAGTATCGTCACTATTAGATAATGCAAATTATGATGAAACTATTATAGTTGTTGCATCTGGAGGAACTCCTCCCGGTACAGTCAATGGTCCAGTCGCCGCTAATACCATTCTTAGTTTGCCATATAATTCTCGTGAGAGCGATGCTGTTCAGTATTATACTGTTGGCAAAGCAGTTTTACAATTCTAT